TTAACACTGGTTTTATAATGTTTTGGAACAGCTAACACAACAGCAGTTCTATTTATATTCTTATGCTCTTCAATACGAGTGTTTATTATTAACTCCTTGTCGCCTATTTTTTTTACATTACTGTATCTATTACCGACAGGCTTTATAATAAAATTAAACAATCCCTGCATTAATACTCTAAATTATATTCTATTGCTATTGCCATGTTTTTATTAAAATCTTTCCAAGGAATTATATCATTACCTTTCTCAATAAAAACACTGTATTTATCTTTATCTTCAACTATTGCATTGATAGTATGCCCTCCGTAGACCTCTTGACCTACGGAGTAGTGCATAGCTTCATTTTTATAGTCTTTACCGATACTAATCTTTCTTATCAGCTTCATCTTCCTCAGGAATATCAGTAATAGTACCATCGGTAACGTTGATACTAACCTTTCCGTATTCTTCTTGTAAATCGGTTTGCATTTTATTTAACTCTTGCTGTATTGCAGCCATTTGATTTAAATATGCAAATTTTTGGTTTTCTAAACTACCTACTTGTAGTCTAATACCATCAATCATTTTAAGTTTACCTTGTAACTCTTCTAATTGTTCGTCTTTGATTTTTTTTACGTCTTTTGCCATAATATTTATTATTTATTTAATTAAACTTAATTTATGCCCAAGGTAAATCTGTTTTAACAGCCTTTGGGACTTTCTTTTCTTCTAGCATTCTTTGTAGTCTTTTTTTATTTCCGTCTACATCAGCTACAGCTTTAACAAACTCTCTTACGTTAGCTTCAGTTAAACTCTCTAAAGCTATAAAGTTTTCTGAATCTGGCTGTCCTAATACAGCTACTGCACTCATGTCAACTTTAAGTGCTCCTTCTTTAGCTTCGTAAGTATAGTCTACCTCCGTTACAACGTTTGTTAAATCATATAACGCAGGAGCTGTTCTAATTCTATCTATTGTATATGTGTATGTTATTGCCATGGTTATATTATTACGCTATTTTCACATTTTTTACCTATGGAGCATTTCCTCTACCTCCACCTTCTCCACCTTCACCTCCACCA